CATGAGTTATTGGGGACTAACTGAAGATGAACACGATTTAGCGGAACATATTTACTATGTGACGAAAGGGGATATCTACGTTGATGGTAAAGGGAACTTGCACGATAGTTATGTATCGGGGAGTGAACGGATAAACAGTAGACAATGTTATGCCTTTGACATATTCATAGGTGAAATTGAAAATGCTAAAATACGTGCAGCAGAAATCAGTTGACAATCCAGTAGACGAATTACGTTAAACTGAAGTTGTTAATCGAGAGGAAAACAAATCCTCTCTTTTTTTCAAATCGCACAAAAAACATACCCTATAATAGAGGGAGTAAGTTTAGCTCAGCAGGTAGAGCGCTACTTAAACAAGTAGATGTCGTTGGTTCGATTCCAACACTTACTCAAATAATAATTCATTAGATCGAAATGGATTATTAATTTTTTTGCGTGATGTTAAATCGCACAAAAAACATAGCCTATAATAGAGGGAAATGATTTTAACTTAAATGTTAATCATCTTAACGCGAAAAAGTAATTCGTAGCAGATGAAAATCAGGTCCTTCTATTTTTTGGACAAGCTATATAATTTGAGGGGGATTTTTAAAATGGCAATTACACCAGTAAGTTTTGAGAACGCACGAATCGGATTTAGAAACTTTGAAGGACGAGAAGGAAAATATAATAAAGCGGGCGAACGCTCTTTCGCTGTTTTCTTAGACCGACAAACTGCTGAGCAATTAGCGGCTGAAGGTTGGAACGTTAAGTTTCCTAGAGAAAACGAAAATCGTGTAGATCCGGATGAAGATGCTCGTGATCCTTATTTACCAGTATCCGTTGGGTTCGGAGCATATCCTCCAAAAGTATTTTTGATTTCCAATGGTAAACCTACGAAGCTAACTGAAGAGGAAGTCGGAATGTTAGACTGGGCTGAGATCGAACAAGTCGATTTAGTGATACGTCCTTATGAGTGGTCTGTGAACAGAAACTCAGGTGTTAAAGCGTATCTAAAAGCTGGATACTTTACGATCGTATCTGATCGATTTGCTGAGAAGTATGGAATCTTATAATCTATATCCTCATCAGCTAGAAGCTCTACGTAGATTAAAGTCGGGCTCTATATTAAACGGAGGGGTTGGTAGTGGTAAAACACTCACCTCTCTTTGTTTTTACAAAACCTATTTCTCAGACAGAAAGCTGTACGTAATTACAACTGCTAAGAAAAGAGATACGGGTGACTGGGAAGAAGACGCTGAGAAAATTGGAGTCACTATAGAAATTGTAGACTCTTGGAATAACATCAAGAATTACATTTGGTTAGAGAACGCATTTATTATATTTGACGAACAACGTGTTGTGGGATATTCGACATGGGGTAAATCTTTTATAACTATGTGTAAGCGAAATAAATGGATTCTTCTAACCGCAACACCAGGTGATACTTGGATGGAGTATATGACTGTCTTCATAGCAAATGGATTCTATCGGAACAAAACAGATTTCGTAGACCAACATGTAGAGTTTGACCAATGGGTTAAATATCCAAAGATTAAACAATATCATAACGTAGGTAAGCTGATGAGACTCAGACAACAGATTTTAGTTCCTATGCAATTTGAGAGAAGTACTAAGCGTCATAGAAGATACATATTCTCAAATTATGACGAGAAGCTGTATGACCGAATTATGAAAGAGCGATGGAATATCTTCGAACAGAAACCTATAGAGAATGGTTCTGAGCTTCTACAGTGTTTACGAAAACTTTGCGCATCCGATGAAGACCGAATATTCAATGCTAGGTTCTTGATGGACATTCATGACCGACTAATCATATTCTATAATTATAATTACGAGAGAAATATTCTAATTCAAATCGCGAATGAATTAGGCAGAGATTATTGGGAGTGGAACGGACACGCCCACGACGATGTTCCGAACACTGATGAGTGGTTATATATTGTTCAGTATACAGCGGGAGCTGAAGGTTGGAATTGTATAACTACAAATACAATATTGTTTTATTCTATGAATTACTCATTTAAGATTGTCGAACAAGCAGAAGGTCGAATCGATAGACTTAACACTCCATATAAAGACTTGGAGTATTACTTCTTGTCGTCTCGGTCTCAAATAGAAAAAGATATTCATAAAGCCGTTAAGACAAAAGAACGGTTTAATGAAAGTGCTTGGGCAAAGAGGAGGGGTTTCAAATGAGTAAGTTGGAAAGTCAATTCCAATCCGGTTTAATAAAACGTTTAAAGCGTATACTCCCAGGATGTATCGTTCTTAAAAATGACCCAAACTATTTACAAGGTATTCCAGACCTTACTATATTTTGGGGAGATAGATGGGCTACTTTAGAAGTTAAGAAGTCCGCCAACGCATCTCATCAACCGAACCAAGACTATTATGTCGACACGATGAATCAAATGTCATTTTCAAGGTTCATATATCCTGAAAACGAGGAGGAAGTGTTAAATGAACTTCAACAATCATTCGGACTTGAAGGACGCCCATAGTTTCTTAAGTCCAAGTAATTACCATTGGCTCAATTATACACCTGAGAAATTGGAAACCATATATCGGAATCAAAAAGCTAAAGAAGAGGGTACTATTCTGCATGCATTTGCGTCCGTAGCCATACAAAAGCGAATTAAATTAGCTAACGTTAGGAAGGCTCTTAACATGTTCGTTAATGATGCCATTGGTTTTAAGATGACATCTGAGCAAGTGTTATACTACAGTAGAAACTCATTTGGTACTGCTGACGCCATCAGTTTCAAGGATGGTATGTTGAGAATATTCGATTTGAAAACTGGAATTACCAAAGCATCATTCAACCAACTTGACATCTATGCGGCATTGTTCTGCTTAGAATACGGAGTAAACCCTAATGACATCGACATTGAAGAACGATTATATCAGGGTAACAGGTTCGAGGTACACATACCAGAACCCCTTCGTATTCAGGAAATCATGGATAGAATTGTGGAGTTTGATATAATTCTGGAGAACATTAAAATTAACGGGTAAAAAGGAAGTGCTCAAATGAAACTGAAGCCAAGTCTAGATAGTTTACTGCACTACGGAACTAAACGTCATTCTGGACGTTATCCTTGGGGTTCGGGAGATGATCCAAACCAAGGTAGTGCTGCATACAAGTTCCTAAAAGAGTACGAACCACTTAAAGCACAAGGACTTCATCCAACCGTTATCGCAGAGAAAATGGGAATGAATACGACTCAGCTTCGTAATAACATCACTTGGGCTAACAACGAACGAAGACAATATATAAGTTCACAAGTTCCTAAACTTCTCGAGTCTGGTATGAGTAAAGTGGCTATCGGTAAAGAATTAGGAATATCTGAAGCATCAGTTCGTAAATATTTATTGGATATGGAAGCTCCTGCTAAAGTCGAAAAGATTAAGTTGGATAACATAACCGATGCTCTTAAATCAGGTGTCGAAAGAACTGGATATTTAGACGTTGGTGTGGGTGTTGAACGACAGTTAGGCGTTTCTCGTGATAGATTCAGAGCGATGGTTAATAAGCTAGTTGCAGATGAAGGGTATCACACTCACGACATTCAGGTTAAACGATTAAGTGATCCATCTGGTTCCAAGTATACAACCGTTAAAGTATTAACTAAAGATCCAGATATGAAGAACACCAAATTGAACGAAGACAAGATTAGACCTTTAGATTCTTGGTCTGAAGATGGAGGAATGACTCTAAGCAAGACTTATCCACCACATATGCTAGACCTTAAACGTATTCACGTTAGATATAAAGAAGAAGGTGGAGCTGATAAGGACGGTCTAATTGAACTACGTCCTGGAACTCCAGATTTAGATTTGGGTAAGAGCAAATATGCTCAGGTTCGTATCGGTGCAGGTAATGATCTATATTTAAAAGGTATGGCTGCTTATAGTGACGAATCAAACTTCCCTAAAGGTGTTGACATCATATTTAACACTAATAAGGAAAAAGGGACTCCTGTAGAGAAAGTCCTTAAGAAAATGAAAGATGGACATGAAAATACCGATGACCCAAGTGCTAAGTTCGGAAGTAGTGTCGTGAGACAAAAGGGTGCTCTCAACATCGTTAACGAACAAGGTGAATGGGACACTTGGTCTACAAAGATGTCGTCACAGTTCCTATCTAAACAACCATTAGCTCTAATAAAAGACAGACTTGACGATACTGAATCGTCATTGAGAGCTGAGTTTGATGAAATCAATGCTATGACCAATCCGATTGTCAAAAAGTACTTAATGGATTCATACATCGAGGGATTGGATGCTAAGGCGAAGCATCTGAAAGCTAAAGGTTTAACAGGAACTAAGTCACATGTGTTGTTACCGTTTCCTGATATGAAACCTAATGAAATATTCGCTCCTAACTTCCAAAACGGAGATAGAGTTGTTCTAGTTCGACATCCTCATGGTGGTAGATTTGAAATACCAGAACTAATC